TTTTCTGATCGATTACATCTACTTTTTCTGAATTTTCTAATTGAGATCTTAACTTCTCTGCTTTACGTCTTTCGTTCAAGCCGAAGATTTCCTTGTTTTGTTTTTTAGTTTTACCATTAACTTCGTAAACTACCTGGACAACTAATTTCTTACCGCCAGCTCTAGGCTCCTCTACGACTTGAACTTTCATATACTAATTATCCTCCATCTGTTCGTTAAGTAACATTCTTTTTTCTAAATGATCGATTGTATCAAAACTATCTTTCTTTAATTGTTGTTGTTTTTCTTTTTCTGCATACTCTTTTTTTTTCTGCTCCCACCATGGCGCATAGTCTTTACTGCCATATTTTGGATCTTTACTGAAAGTTACCCAGGCTCCAGAAGAAATCTTAACTGCTTGTTCAACTGGTTTTGGATAGTCATAACCTTGAACAACACCACCAGTAACAGCTCCACCGCCAGAGTTATCGGCAGCAGCAACAGATCCATCTGGCATTAACCAAATATCTTCGTAGTATTTGTAATCAACCATGCCATCAAAACCAGCACCAGAATAAGTATCAACAAATTTGTTCATCTCATCTGCTTGCTCTTTGGTAACTCCTTTTTTCCAACCATCTTGTAAGTAAATATCCACAGAGCAACCCATCGAAAAATATGCGCTTTTTTTTGCAAACTTGTATTGTGGATATTTCTTTTTAATACCTTCAAGAATTAAAGTTGCTAACTCTGTCGCAGAAATTGAAACGTAGGGATTTTTATTTCCTTGGGAAACTTCTGCATCATATTTAGCTTTGCATTTTTGGTATAGTTTATTCATTAAGCAGCCTCCATTGTTAAAGGTTTAACGAATTTTTTGTAGTCATCAAAACTGACATCACACAATAAAGTTCCGTACTTATCGCCAGCATACAAAACTAATCTTTGCTCAACTTCGTTGTGAACAAAAGAACCAGAGACAACAGCAACAACTCTACCCGCTGCTTTTAAATCTTTGATTGTTTGAACTGGAACATTTTGATTTCTACCCATCGAGATAGATTTGTTATTAACTTTTTCTAAATCAGACATACTGATTACTTGGTAAGTCTTACCCATAGCAGCTCCTTTTGGTTTATCCCACACAAGCAAAGTCTTACCGATAACTTTGGATGACTTATTTTTTTGTGGAAGGATTATGTTAGTAAAATAATTCTCAAGGTTTGAGTAACTGGCGAACTTGATTTTTTGAAAGTTAGTAGCCATACAATAGATATAATTATTAGTTGCTAATCTGTCAACACTTAATTGACAAATTGGCTAATCTTTATTTAGGCGTAGGAAGGGTATCCGAATTTAATCAGTTTAGAGTAGTTCTAAAGTAAGATAACTAGGCTTGTATCTTACTTAATTGGTCTTGCAGACTAATAACAGCAATCAATTTTGAGTGAGCTGTCTTGCTTATAGCCGCAATCCCTGGAGGATACATTCCCCCGTTTTTAACTTTAAGTCTCGTGATCTTTGCGTTCAGAGACTTTCGTTCCTTCTCGATCTGACTTATTTGTTGTGTCAGATGTTGGTAATGATTTATCATTACTTACCTCTTTTATTCTAGCGAATTCAAAGCTAACAGTTTTACCATCAACTTCATATGTTGCTGCATCGCTAGGTATAGTTTGTTTTGCAGCATCAGAAACAGAATTAAAAACTTCACTTGCTGTAAAGTTTGCGCTTCCGTTCCAGAATTTTTCAATCTTCTTGTTCATTTGGATAATCTCGTTCTAAAATTATTTTGCAGTAATGGATTATTTTTTTAATATCTTCAGATTTATTTTTTTTTGAATGTCTGCACGCTAATTTTACTATATTTCCTTCAGCAAACAAGAGTTTATTCTCACATATAAAATAGGCTGGGGATACTTTTAAATCTTTATAATGAGATCCGCCAACTTGTTCAGATAAACATTCATAATTAAATTCTTTAAATATATCTTCGTGGGTCATTGTTTTATTATCTGAATGCTTCTTGCTTTTCCTGGTAATTTTTTTATCCATCCTCGTTCTACAAGTTGTCTTATTCTTGCACCTATCGTACATTTTGATTTAGCACCTATCGCCACCTTCATTTCATCGTAAGATGGCGACACGTTTTTTTTGACAATATAGTTTTTAATAAACTTAAAAAGTTTTAGTTGCTTTGCAGTTAAACCATATTGTTCCATATTTTATTACCAGGGAGCTTCTTCAAGAGGTGGAGAGGCTGGTTGAGCTGCGGCTCCGTTACCAGTACCCGTTTTCTTGATAGTAATCTTTAAAGATTTATCTTCCTGGATATAAGCAGATGCCTCCATCCAAACATCATCTATAGTAAAATTTTTTCTATAAGGTTTGTTGGTTTTAGCATTTATTTTATCGCTATCTGTTAAGACTAGATCTGGTCTATTGTTAGTAGATGGATCTTGCGGATTTTTGTCTGCGTTACGTTTCAAACTAAATGTAGCCACCCAGTTTGGATCTTGTGGTTTCTTAAAATCAGCCATATATATTTATCCTTTTGTTAATTGCTGGTTTCTATTTAAGAAGGCATTTTTTACTTCTTCGTACCTTTTTAAATTTTGTGTTTTAAGCTGCGTTAAAAACTTTTTATTCTGACTTTTTAACTGCTCTAAATTTGCCTGGTGGGTTACAGTTTTTACTCTTTCTAAAATTACATCTACATGATCTAACTTGATCCCTGAATTTTCATTATTATTTTGTTTTTCATTTGGCATTTCTTGATCTGAATAGACGTTGCCGTGAATACCTAATGCTTTTAATATAGCTCTATCTACAGCTCTTTTTTCTGCAATCGCTACTGGATAATCAAACTGGTTATTTTTAGGAGAGGCTTCTCCAAGTGTTATAAATTTTTTAGTTTTATATAGCGCAGCTGCTTTAACTACAGCTACATCTTTATCTAAATCACAATGTACTAAATCAATATGGGTTTCTATATTATAATGCTGGGCCAATCCTTCTACTTCCAAATGTTTTATAATCCACTTGCCAGGCTTAAATTCCCACATACCACCTTTTGCTTTTAATGTTTTAAGATAACCTTCTAATGATATTAAATTTATGACGTTACCCATGCAGCTCCTTTGCATAGCCAGAGCTTGAATGAAGGTAAAAGAATACTGCTGTATTAAAACCTTTATCGTGCATCGCTACACGACTACTCTGGCTATATTTAACAAAGCTAACACCTAAGAGAGCTAAGGTTACAATAGTAATTATAACAAGGCGTATTAAACCTTTGCTAGTATAATTATTTCTTGTCTTTGCTAAATTCTTTTTTAACAGCCACGGCTGCACATTTAAAACTGATATATTTTGTTTCATTCTAAACCCCATAGTTTCATTGCAATGTCTCTATGCTCTCCCATACCTTTCCAAAAAAAGTGGTTAAAGTCTGGAGCAATATCTTGATGCCAAGTAGTTTTACCAGCGTGATTAGACATTACTCTTTCTCTACGCCTGGCTACCATGGTTAATTTATTAAGATGTTTTTTTAAATTTTCTGGTTTTAAATCATCGCAATTATCTGGACTATAAATTCTATATTCTTCTTCATTCATTACAAACAAGTGTGGTTTCTTTTTTTCGTTATTTGAAAAATAATAAAACGCCACCTGGCTAACGTGTTCTTCCCATCCAAGATAACCCTCATCTAGTTTAGGTAATGAATAGTTTGATGTACCATCTTTTCTGGGTCTATTTTTCTTTCTGTGTTTTGTTTTCATTTCAACAAAATTGTTTTCATCTTCAAAATCTATTCTGCCGATTGTAGGTAGGATGCAGCCATCAAAAGTTAAAGCTACAGATCTCTCACATTCAATAGGGGAGGTTAAATTAATTTCTCTTAATCCAGCTTTTAAAGTTTGAAATGATTTTGCTAAACCTAATCTACCGACATCGTGTTGAGCCTTGTCTGTTTCATCTACTGGTTCGTAAGCATTATATTTTTCTAAAATTTTATCAAAAATTTTTCTTTGTGGTGGGATCTCTACTTTACATAAACCTTTACCAATTTTACTTTCCCATAAATATTTTCCAAAAGTTAAGATACCCATGTCGCCAAGGCATACACCACAAAACATTTTAGAATTAATTGGCAGCTTGCGTCTTTGTTCTTGTGTAAGATATAAATATTTATAACTCCACATATCGTCTGCTGCATTAAGTTGGGAAGGCGAGTGATGATTTATTTTATATAATTCTACCCACTCTGGCAGATCTTTAATGTTGTCTAAAAAATCGTCTGTAACTTTTTTTGCTAACGCTGCATCTTTTGTAATCATAAAACAAATCAAATACTAAATTAGTACAAT